TTTGCCAAGAGTAAGGATACTAAGGTAAATGCAGATGCACTGTATCCGCATGATGTTGCTCACAGAGCTTTTGCAATGCGTTACAACACCAGCCTTGAAAATCCCACTCGTCTTATGCTTCAGAAGTATTGGGATAATCTCAAGGACTTCTACAATGGCAGAGAAGAGAATGGCATCGCGGTTGTTGATGTGTCTGGCTCTATGAGTGGTACTCCGATGGAAGCTGCGGTTTCTATGGGTGCTTACATTGCAGATAAAGCACATGGTCCGTTCGCAAATCACTTCATCACTTTTTCCGCTCACCCTGAGCTGGTAAGATTTGAGGGAGTCGATATTGTCGATAAGCTCAACCGTTGCGTTCAGGCAGACTGGGGCATGAATACCAACGTACAGGCGGTATTTGATATGCTTCTGAACACTGCTATGAAGCAGGGTGTAAAGGCTGAAGATATGCCGACCAGAATCTACATCTTCTCCGACATGGAGTTTGATGAGTGTGTATCTTTTGACCGTACCTCTAAGCGTTCTCGTAGCTCTTGGAGCAGATGGGATGATTGCCGTACCGTCAATTCTGTTGATGAGGTAAACTCTGATCTTGAGAACATTAAACTGGAGTGGGCACGTCATGGATACCAGATGCCTCAGGTAATCTTCTGGAATCTCAATGCCAGAAACAACAGAATTCCTGCAATCGGTGATGGATTCAGTTATGTAAGTGGGTTCTCCCCTTCTATGATTGATTGCATCCTGAGCGGTAAGGACGGCTGGGATCTGATGATTGAGAAGCTCATGTCTAAGCGTTACGCGGCAGTAGTTGCGTAATCTCATATATAAAGGGTGTGCAATTTTTGCACACCCTTCTTTTTTTGTATATACAAAAATTTCCTAAAACTTGATGAATAGATCTCAGAGACGGCTCGGCACGCAGACACTCGCAATCTGAAATCAAAAATGGGTTTAGAATTTTTTCTTTTAGATTTTTATATAAATTATTTTTGGTCAAAAATGGATAAGTAATCTTTTCTAATTTTAATATATAATTAGTAAGAGGAATTTTATCTAAACAAGGGAGGCTTTATATGGTAGCATTACTTTAGCATTATTCTTTGTCTGATATTTTCATGTTTACTATTTTTTTAGCACTTGCAGTTAAAAGTTTGATTTCTTTTTTTGATTGGGCTTACAGTCGTATTAAAAAAGTATTTAATAAAGAATATTCCCAAATTAATGAAAAAGAAGAATTAGAACGTAGATTACAACATGGGAGCGAAATGATGACGGCTCTAAAAAATAATCAAGATATGACTGATAAAGTTTTAAATGATTTATCTGCAAAAATAGACATGTTAATTGATTCAGATAAAGATGATATAAAATCTTATATAACAAGAGAACATCATTATTTTTGTTATCAAAAGGAATGGATTGATGATTTCAGTCTTGACTGTATAGAAAGACGTTATCAACATTACACTGATGAAGGCGGCAATTCATTTATAGAAGGATTTATGAATGAATTACGAGCTTTACCGAAGCAACCGCCGCAAGATAATAAAAAATAAAATATTAGGAGACAAAAGGAGAAAAAATGGCTATTACGACAAATTTATATCCACCAATTGTAATGGATACTTTACCAGCATTTATAAGAACAAAATCTTGTAAAATTTATTTTTCTCTTTCTATTTATAATTCCATAGCGGATATTAAAAATGTTCAAATTTCTTTAATTAATCAGCGAACTAACGCCTCAGCTTTAAAAACTAGCCTATATCCATCTGGTATAAAAATTACTAATATATATTAGGATAAAGATGTGCAAAATGATTATAAATATTGGGTACAAATTAATCCTTCTGATTTAGCAGAAGGAGCTTTTGGATTAAATCAGTTTTATAAAGTACAACTAAGATTTACTTCTAATTCTGCTTCAAATCCGCCATCGAATGGAACTCAATTAGCCTCTTGGTTATATAATAATATGCAATATTTTTCAGAATGGTCTAAAGTTTGTATAATTAAAGGAATTGAATAGCCAAAAGTATCAATTCGTGGATTTAATAATATTGAAGATAATTAGGAAACTGTTCTTACAAGTCCAATAATTGATATAACTGGAGAGTTAAGTTATGATAATGTGTCAGAAAGTGAATATTTAAAAAGTTATAATATAAAATTATATCAAAGTAATAATATGGATGTTGTTCTTATAGATAGCGGGTAGATTTATACAAATCCATATAATCCAAATGAATTTAATTATGAAATGACATATGATTTATTAGATGGAATAAATTATACTATGGTTTTAACTTATACAACTAATAATTTATATACAAAAACTCTTAATTATAATTTTACTATTATTCAATATGGAATTGATAAATTAAATGCAGATATTATAGCAACTGCGGATAATGAAAATGGCAGAATGAAGATTAATATAATATCTAAAGATAGTACAAAATTTATAGGAAATTTAACAATAAGAAGGACTTCTTCTCAATCTGATTTTCATAAATGGGAAGATGTTAAAACTATAACATATATTACTGGCACTCAATTAAATTATACCTGGTATGATACTACAATTGAAAGCGGAGTTTGGTATAAATACTGTGCGCAAAAACGAAATGCATATGGAGATCGTGGAGCAATTATCCAAATTAATAATCCAGTAATGTGTTTATTAGAAGATATTTTTTTAACAAGAGATAATTGTCAATTAAAAATTAAATTTAATCCAAGTTTAAATGAATTTAAATATAATGTTTCGGAATCACAACAAACAACTATTGGATCTAAATTTCCTTATATAAAAAGAAATGGAGCAAATTATTTTAGAACTTTCCCAATTGGAGGATTAATCAGTTCTTTTATTGATACAACCGATTGGTATGACCCTCATTATTATGATGGAGAATTTCATTATAATGAAAATGAAATTAAAGCATTTACTTCAAAAAATGAAATATATGGAGAATCTCAAGAGTTATATGATAACTATAATAATAAAAATAATATAACAGAATATAATGATTATATTTATGAAAGAGAATTTAGAAAAAAAGTTTTTGATTTTCTTTATGAACATAATGTAAAACTTTTTCGCTCTACAACAGAAGGAAATATATTAATAAAATTAATGAATATTGATTTCCAACCAATTGAATCTTTAGGAAGAAGACTTTATTCTTTTACTGCTACTGCTGTTTAGGTAGATGATTCTTCAATTGCTAATTATAATAAATATGGTATTCAAATTATAGGAGATTATGAAAAATATATTGTATATAATCATGAGGTTTTAGGACAACTTTTTGGGACATATCAATTATCTGATGGTAATATTTTAACTAATAAAATTAATAAAAAGTATGAGAACTATTCTAATAAAGGATTTACTAATCAAATTAATAATTTAAAATGGCTAAGATTAGAAATTGAATCGGATCCTTATGTTATTATTGAACAAAATGGAGAATTAATAAAAGCAACTTCTTCTTCGCAATTTAATGCTTCAGATGCCGTTTTAGGTTATATAGTAATAATAAATGGAATAGAAATGGTTGTTTACTCTAGGATGGAGCGGCGTTCAAAAAATCCTGGAAACGGAGCTGCCGCGTAGATTGTTCATTTAGGTATTTTTGAATTAAAAGAAGAAAACACTTTAATAACAGACTTAAGATTTAAATATCCTACCACAGTTACTATTGATTATATAGCTAATCTAGATGAGATTGAAGAAACTTCTAATTTAGCTAATACAATTTATTATTATTATAAACCAGGTCAATTATTTGGGAATTTCGAGCCAAAAGATTCTCTTATGCGAAAAATTTATAATAAATATTTAATTAATTATAAAAAATATTATCAACATTTAGTTGATATAACTGGAATTCAAGTAGAAGGACCAAAAAATGCGGTTATATATGTAAAAGATTCAAAAGATAGTGATTTAAATCGTCATGTTCTTGAAAATGGTTATTTACAATTAATAGATAATGAGGTAGCTATTGAAGGATTATATTTTTGCGGAATTCATTTAACAGAATGCAAAAATCCATTAGAAACTCAAATAGTTAATGGATTAACTGAAAAAGATTTTGTATTACAAGAAAAAATATATAATAATATTAATGAAATTAAAAATCCAATAAATGGTGGAATTTATCAAATTCGTGCATACGGATTTAAATCAGGAGCCTCCTTATAGGATCATAAAATATTAATTACAGATGAAGAAAATATTAATTATAAATAGATAACTCCTGATAATTATTATACATTAATTCTTAATTCTATATAGGATGATGATACATTAAAATTTGTTTATTATTATAATTGTTGGTATTTATTAAAAGATAGTTATGAAAAAACTAAATTACTTAATAGTGATATTCGGCAATTGAGAGATGATGAATATATTTTAACTAATGAATACTATGATTCTTTTGATGATATCAAAAATCCAGTTCAAAATGGGGTATATTGGATTGCTTCCTATATTGTAAAAAACGCAACGGATTATGATCGTCTTAACAATTTATTAACTACAACAGAAGATGATGTTATTACAAATGCTGATAAAAAATATACTTTAATTGTAAATCAATTGTATGAAGAAGCTCAAAATAGATATATTTATTATCATGGACAATGGTATCCATTTACTCTTGATCACGATATTCTTTGTCCTGTCGATGGATTAGTGGATTATTATTGTACAGTTGTGAAAGGAGTTTATTAATTATGACACATAATTTTCCATATTTAAAAGACTCCGCTTTTCTTAAAAAATTTGATGAAATAAAATTAAAAGAACAATATGTAAAATTAATTGTTCTTACTTTTAATGAAATGCCGATTCAAGAAATTCAAGGGAAAATAACTGGTGGTAATTTAACATTAGATGGATCTTCAAGTATGAGACGAACAGGCAATTTAAATATGATTGCCGATGAATATGAAAATGATTTAACCGATACGAAACATTTATTAAGTATCAATAAAAAAGTTGAAGTATTAATTGGCTTTACAAATACAACAGATGATTATCTTGAATATAAAATACTTTGGTTTCCTCAAGGTACTTATGTAATTATTTCTCCAAATGTTTCTCATAATAACAATGGTATTAATATTTCATTAACACTACATGATAAAATGGCTTTGTTAAATGGTGAATGCGGAGGAGTTTTACCAGCTTCAGTAATTTTTAATGAAATAGAAGACATAGATGAAAATGGTAACATTCAAATTACTCAGCCAACAATTCATCAAATAATTCAAGAATTAGTTAATCACTTTGGAGGAGAGCAATTAGGTAAAATAATAATTAGTGATATAGATAATAGAGCTAAAAAAATAATGAAATGGACTGGTTCAACTCCATTGTATCTTTATCAAGAACCCGCGGCGGATGGGACAATTTATAATAGTTTTAGTACAAACTATGATGAACTTGCAAACCGTCAAAAGAAAAATCATGGAACAATAAAAGAGTTTTTTTATGGACAAGATATTGGTTATATATTAACTGATTTTGTTTATCCAGGTGAGTTAATCGGTAATGCAGGTGATACTGTAGTTACCATTTTAGATCAAATTAAAAATACATTAGGTAATTATGAATATTTTTATGATATTGATGGTAATTTTAGATTTCAAGAAATTAAAAATTATTTAAATACATCATATTCTGTTTTTTTATTAAATGAAACAAATGTAAATAATTATTTAGTTGATTATACAAGCGGTAAATCTGTTTATACTTTTGAGGATGCAAATATTATTCAATCATATTCAAATTCTCCTCAATACCAACAAATAAAAAATGATTTTTTAATTTGGGGAAAAAGAACATCTGTAGATGGAAAAGATATACCAATTAGATATCATTTAGCTATTGATAGTAAACCACCTATTGGAAATAGTTATAAAGTATTCTTTTTTATAGATCCAGATGATGGAATTACAAAAGCAAAAAAACCAGTTATATTTCCTTCTGAAAATAATTTTCCTAAAAAAGGAGAGGCCGGTGTTTATTATTATGCGGCAAACACTGGTGTAATTAAAAAATGGGCACCGGATAATCAAAAATATGAATTAACTCCATATACAATAGAAACAATAAAAGCTACTGATTACAGAACATAGCTTTATATGGCTGGGGTGGCTAATGAACCATTTGGACTGGATAGTAATTATTACTATACTGAGTTAAAAAATGAATGGCCTAAATTGTATGATATACGAAATCAAAAATTTTTTGAAGAAGTGATAGATCAGCCAAGCGATATTGATTTCTTTTTAGATTTTATTGATGCCCCTACCGCAATATCAGAATTTAGTGTGCAAAATATTGGTAGAAGAACTACCACTCTTGTTGATGATTCTATTAATTGTCTTTTTAAACCAGATAGTCCTGATATTGTTATTATTGAAGCTGGAAGCGCGGAAGCAGATAGTTTACAAAGAGAATGTGAAGCTCGTAAGCAGTAGTATGCTCAAGTTCGGTCGGAAATCTATGCAATGTTATTAAATGGAGGATCATTAAAATCAGCATATGATGAAATTAAAAAAGAATTATATCAATATACTAACTATAATGAACAAATTTCTTTAACCACATTACCAATTTATTATCTTGAACCAAATGTTAGAATTACAGTTCGTGATAATTAGAGTGGTATATTTGGAGATTATATGATTAAATCAATTTCATTACCATTAGATATTAATGGAACAATGAGTTTATCTTGCACAAGAGCACTTGAAAGAATTTGAGTTATGAAAGGAGATAAAAGGAGCGAAAATGTATTTAATTAATAAAATTTTTTATAATATTCAATATAATTATTGTAAAAAGGGGGTTTAAGATTTATGTATCAAATTGGTCAATTTAGACGTCCACAGCTTAATTCTTATTCAACCCCGCTTGATATGAAACTTAGTCGCCAAGAAATGGAAGGCGTTACTGGCGGAAATATCTTATTTTATAACGCTTGTGGAAATTTATCTGGAGATAATATAATGAATAGTCAAAATTGTTATTATTTACGTTTTGGCATTAATCAAAGAGAAGATTCAGAACAAACTTTTTATTTAAAATTAAGAAATACTTCTGAAACAGAAGATAATGAACAATTAATTAATGAATTTAAAGTTGCTCGTGGGACTGGGATAATTTATTTTGAAGTTATATTATCTCCAAATGCAACATATAATCAAATTCTTTGGGAATTGCAAAGAACTGCACTTGATTATAGAATGATAAATACAGATGATACTTATGGTAGAGTAATGAGTATTGTAGATTATACTTATACAAGATTAGTAGATGTATTAACTTTTTTAAAATCTACATATCCAAATTTAGAATATTTTACAAAAATTGGTATTCAAGGTCCTCCTTCATTACTTATGTGTATCAATAGAGAACAAATCAGAATTGGAAAAACTGGAATTTATGAAATTAATAATGGTATTAATATTACTTCTATTAGTTTTGTTCCAAAAACTTCTATTCTTTCTTCTGATGGATTAGATTATTTTATTATGGATTTTGAATATTAACTAAGGAGGATTTTAAAATGTATTCTTTTTATGGAGGTAGACCAGGCAATTCTTTTATAATTATTACAACATATAGAAGTATTGCTGATATGGTAACAAAATTTAAACAGGGGCCAAATTATACTGCGGTACATTATGATGAACATGTAATGATTAATACCGTAAATAAAAACGACCCAGATAATGGAAAAATATATAGACGCGGTTATGATTTTACAAATGATATGGGAGGGGCAGAATTTATTGGTACTATTGTTGGTCCTGCGGGTCGAGCTCCTCTATTAGAAATGACAACAGTAGCAGATGTTAAGAAAAAACAATCGAGTTAGGGATATGAATAGCGGCGTAGCAGCGGTTAGTATTCTGTGGTTGGAGGCAATTTAGTTCCTGGTAAAACCGCAACAGATTTTAATGATAAAATTACTTGGGAATGTTGTTCAATCCGAAATCCAAATAATGAAGATACAACTGCTTATATTGGTTTTATTATCCCCTATACTGTAATTGACTATCAAGCAACAAGTGTTGAGCCTTATTACAATGGATCATATGCGGATAATACTTCTGCGACAAGAATAGATGATCAAACACATCCTTTTTTTGAAAAATGGAATATTAATATTCCAAAAGGAGTAAAAGGAAATGCTTTTATGAATTTAAAAGTCGAGGCAGCTTCTATTAATATACAAGATTATGATGGCCGCACAGATGATATTAATAATAATCGAGCTGTTATTGCATATGATTATTATAATTATGATAGATTTCAAAATGGAAATCCTGTTAGGTTATATCTGGGTGATTATAATATGATTGAAGATGTTTCTTTTGATGATGAAGGAACATTAACTATTCAATATACTCATGATGATGACAAAATTTTTAATAAACAAATTAAATGGGTCAAATCAGTTGCGTTAAATACTGAAACAGGATTATTTACAGTAATTTATAATCATACAACAGATGCGAGTGGAAATCCAACAACATATACTACCTATCTTGATTGGATTAATGAAGTAAATATTGCGGATGATGGCACAGTTACTTTTGGACATACACATAATAATGATACAGTTTTTGATAAAAAAATTCAATGGTGTACTGGAGCTTCTATTAATAATGATGGAACAATAACTTTTACATGGAATAATGGAACTCAGGATACAATTTTTAGAAATCTTATTAAATGGATTTCGTCTGTAAATCTTTCAACAGATGGAACTTTAACTATTAGTTATAATAACGGAGCTGAAGATAGTGTATTTAGTCAAGCTATAAAATGGATTACTGATGTTCAATTGGCTGATGATGGTACTTTTACAATTATTTATAATAATAATGCTTCATATGTTGCTAGCCAAAAATTAAGATGGATTAATAATGTTGAATTAGATACAGATGGTACTTTAACTATTAAATACAATAATGGCAATGATACAGTATTTGATAATATGATTAGATGGCCTTATTCTGCCACCCTTTCAGATCAAGGAACTTTATCTTTACTTTGGAATGATAACGCTATACAAGTATTAAGTCGTCAATTCAAATGGATTTCTAATGTAATCATAGATAATGATGGAACTGTTCGATTTAAATGGAATAATAATGATTCAGATATCGTATTTAATAATTTAATGAGGTGGATAACTTCAATTTCTATTAATACTGGATTAACAGAAGGAACTGGAAATCAAAAAATAAATATTTCATGGAATGATGGAACTTCTCAAGATATTGGTAACCCAATTAACTATGTAATGAATATGGCAGTAAATGATAGTAATCATCTACTTGTAAGATATTCTGATCCTAATCGACGAGCAGGTGGATTGACATATAATAATATTGATGGATGGACGGATTTAGGTCAAATTTTTCAAAAATATGAATATAATCCAAATGATACTGTTTCTGGTTTAAGCTGGAAAGGAATTGGGACAATTGAAGATTATACTACTGGAAATAAAAAAATCTTTTTAACAATTAATTTAAATGGAACTTTTAATCCATAGATAAACGATATTACAATAAACGCTGGTAATATTATAGGAGAAGGCGCGACAACTTTTAATTTAAATTTATCTTCTCAAAACACCACAATTGAAAAAACACTTACAGGATTACAGTTTGAAATTGATAGCGGAATACCTTCTGACAGTCCTCCTAGCTCAAATGTTTTTATAAATTTATCTATATCAGATATGGAATTATATTTTACTACAATCTCTCCACAAGGAGGTTAATAATATATGGCAGCTACTAATGGATTCTTTGGAAATATTTCTGGCCCATTTGCCGCAAATGAAGAATTATTTACAAAGATACAATCAGAATGTAAAGACACTATAGATTATATTTCTAAATTGGGAATTCATTATGTTGGAGACTTTGATTTAGATTTAACAGGAAGAATTTGGAAACAAACTATTGTAAGAATAAATGGAATTGAATTTCAGATAGGAATTACAAGAATGTTAGAATTAGAAGATGTTAGAATTACTTCTATTCAATTTGTTGAAGATACTGATGATTTAGTTTATATTGATTATCAGTATAAAAAAGTAGAATAAAAAAATGGCGGTAGATAAATAAATTATCTACCGCCATTTTTTTATTTTATAAATTTTCTATATTCTTTTTCTACTTTTTCATCTGTATGATAATAATAAGTCTGTGTAATTGATATATTTGCATGACCTAAAATTTTAGAAACATCTTGAATTGCCATTCCTTTATTTAAAAGATCTGTTGCTAAAGTTCTTCTAAAACGATGCGGATGTATATTTTCAATTCCTGTTTTTTCAGAAATATTCTATAAAATCCATCGAATTCCGCCAGGAGCAATTCTTTTATTTTTATTATTTAAAAATAAAGCTTCATTATTATCTTTTCTAGTTTTTAAATATAATTTTAAAGATTCAATAGTTTCATTGTTTAAATAAACTATTCTTTCTTTATTTCCTTTTCCTAAAACAATTAATTTTTTTTCATTAAAATCTATATCTTTAATATTAACTGAACAAACTTCAGATACTCTACATCCAGTAGAATAAAGAAAATTAACTAAAGCTAAATTTTTAGAATTATTTTTGCAAAAATCTTTTATAATCATTAATTCTTCTGAAGAAAATGATTTTCTAATTTCTTTTTTTATTTTTATAGGAACAATAGGAACGCAAGGATTAGATTCTATAAATTTTTCATTTGCCATCCAAGAAAAAACTGCACTTAAATAACTTCTCATAGTTTCTACGGTTGAATTTTGAAGATTTTTTTCTGTTTTCATAGTCATTAAATATAATCTTATTCCATTCGTAGTAACTTCTTCTATTGAACAATTTAAAAAAGCAAGAAGTAATCTTATTTCTCTATAATATTGTTTTAAAGTGCCTTCAGATTTACCTTCTAATTTTTTTGTTGCGATATACATTTTTAAAATTTTATCTGTTTTTGAATCAATTGGAACTAAGGCTGTTTGCTTTTCAATTATACCATAATTATACAGATATTTATTTAAAACATCTAAAACTTCTTTGGATATTTCTACATCAAATTTTTTAATTAATTCTTCTGTCATTTCATAAACTAATTGATTTTTTAATATCTCTGACATAAAAATATTCCTTTCTATTTTTAAATTTTTATTATATTATAATATTTATTATTATATAATAAATTACCATATTTCCATAATATGACGTTTTTTAAATTGTCTTTTTGATAACCATAAATTATGAGTACAATCAATCCAATACCATTTTTTTGATAACATTACTTTATTCCATGCGTGACAATCATCTGTATCCCATCCTATAACATATCTCACGGGGATGTTCTTAGCTTTACATAATACATAAAAAGCTGCTGCAATACCCGCACAATCTCCTGTTCTAGTATTAAATACCTATTTTGCTGTTTTTACATGAGCAACATATTTTGTTTTTCTACAATAATTAAATATTTGTTTAATTTGATTGTATTTTCCTCCAGATACTTTAAAAGATTTAGCAAATTTTCGATTATATGAAGCCTAAGGTTTTAAAATTTTTTTAAAATTTGCATCAATACATAAATAATATTTATTATTTTTACATTTGATATAAACATATTTATCTAATATAGAATATGAAACCCAAGGACACCAACACATTGGACTTTTTTGCATTAATTTTGTACTTTTATATTTATGTAATTTCCATATTGACATAGATTTCGTAGCAATATTTCCACCACTTAATTTAGTATTAACCTTTTCGTCAAAAGATAATGCATTTACTTTTAAATTTAAAAATATAGATAATATTAAAATTACCTATATTGTAAATAAAATATGAAATTTTGATTTCATTTATTTATCCTCATGTAATTTAATATCCTTTTATTTTATACTTTATTTTAGCCTCTTAATTTTTAACATTAAGAGGCTGACTAATTTTTAGTGTCCTTTAAATGCTCTCAAGAAATTTTTGAATCTTTCCTGTAACAACAATATGCCCATTGTTATTTAGATGCGTTCCATCTGCGCTTTCAGAACTGACTTCCATCCAATACGTTGTATTTGTTGGTGGGATACCAGTAACACCATTTGCAAGGCATTTGTAAAGAATCCCACCAAACTTCATTTTATCGTCAAGGTTATAGGTTGTTGTGCTATCGTAGTTAGGATAACTGTCGCTTGACAAAGAATACTGAAGTCTGTGCGCCGCACAGCTTTTCATATTAAATCCCGCTGTTTTTCGCATATCAAAAAGCGGCACACCCCACTTTTCAAAAACAGCAATATAGTCATCAAACCACCCTGACGTCTGCCAAGAAATATACCAAGGGATAAAACCACCCACCCTGATCGGTTTCATAAGTGTAGTAAGATAACGCAATGTTTCTTCTATTGCGCCAATGGTAGTTGTGGTGTCAAAAACTGCCGTATATGAGTCACTTATTGCACCTTTGTTGCGGTTTGCCTGAGCCATATCATTTACACAGCATTCGATCAGCACGTAATCAATCAAAGTGTCTGAAGTAATATGCCGTTTAACACGCTCGACAACTGAGTCTGTTTTTCCTGTAGTAACCCTGTTGCAAGTGCCATCTTTCGCATAATTAGTGAACCGGGGAAAATCTACAGGAACATCATCAGGATTGCTGTCTGCACTATCGTGGACAAAAGCTTTGTACTGCATACCATAGGCGTCAGCGATTCTGCGGGCAAAGCCAACAATTCCACTTGTAGATGCAGCAGTAAGAGAATCCCCAAAAAACATAACAGCCTTATTTTTAAGAATACCATTGCAATAAGTATGGATTGTATTTATATCGGATTCTATATCATCAATCTTTGAAAAAACTTTGAGATTACTAAATGTTACAACAGTAGTCGGGTCATTTAATGCCGAAAGAATTATATACTCTTCATCTTCTACAGCAGTATATGTATATTCCGTTAGTTTGTTGTTTGTTATAACTTTAAGGGCAGTACCTGCACGATACCCAGCGGCAATTGTTACATCGAGTGAATCTACTTTTGTTATAGCATTAAACAAATATGAACCGTCGCCTTTTGTCTTAATAGACACAGTTTCGTCTTTATAGAGAGTAAACGGTTTTGTGCATTTATCACTAGCTTTTGTGGTAAAATTCCTACCGTTCACCATAAGACCTTCTACCCACTCAAAACTTATTTCATGCGTATAAAAGATTTCATTATAGCAAGCAGCAGTTTTGGGGGCATAATCATTTAAAAGATTTCGCAACGCAACCCCAATATTACTAAGTACATATACCTCGCCATCAAATTCTGAGGGAGTCAAACTAGCTTCATCGCTTTTTTTGCATTGTACAAACAAATTCCCATCAACAGGGATAGTGTAATAATAATCAGAACTAATTGTAGCCCATGTTTTATAGTCTGTTGTTGTTGTCGCACCTTCTTCATATATCCCATGTGCATACATCAAAGTGCTACCACTCTTAATGAGCAGAACATCACCCCGTTTTACGGGAATAAGAGTATTTACACAAATCCTGTTATTTGTCGATGAAATAGACCTATTTGACCATATACCTTTTGTAAACATGGATGAGTTAAGTGACAATCTATACCCCTCATTTGCGTCACTTATCACGCTCTTTAAATCACTAATTTCATCACCAGTTTTCTTGGCATCGGCAGCTGCTCCACTAATAGTAAGACTCGAATCTACGACAACAGCAGAGCCTACTGGATTTACATTTTGATTTAACCAACCGATAACTTCACTTTTTAAAGTGGAATTAACATAATTACTTAAATCAGTTGAATCTAGTTTTTGGTTAAATAATTGAGTAAGCTGATCTTGAACAGAACCTTTTGTATCAAAAGCAATACTACCAAGGACTTCTACTAAAGAATGAGTATTATTCCATTCAACATTTTCAGCCAATGCACTAATAGGAATCTAATCAGAATAAGTGCCATCATCATATTTAATTTTTATGGCTGTTAATTTATCCATAATCTTTTTTCCTTTCTTTATATTTTTTATATCTAAAAATAAGAAAGTTAATTCTTATATTAATTTCAAATTTATTCTATTATAAATTGCTTAATTTGTTAAAAACTTTATTTGTAATATAAACTATCTACTCACCATATGTAGAAATTATATCCGCTATAATTTCTTCTTGTTCAATAGTAAGAGATACATTATATGAAAACATTGCGGCGTGGGTGATTTCATGACAAAGCACCTTCTTTAAAAGGTCACCACTCAGCGTCTCATTTATATATATGGTTCTTGTCAAATTATCACACGCACCTATGGAGTATTCTCCAGACATCCGTCTAAGAAGAGGGAAATCTGGAGAAACAAAAGCAAGTTTCCAATATACGTTATTAATAAGAAACATTAAGCAATCTTACTTGCCAACGTTGTCATCTTCTGATGTAACGTGGCTCTTTCTTCGGGAGACGCATCCTTAATCATTTCAGTAATATCACTGGAGAGTTCTTGGAGATATGCTTCTAATTCACGAAGTTGAGAATTAGTATCATTATGCATTTCTTTACCTTCCATGTACATGCGGCGTCTCATAGGACTTCTACCCTCGCGGGGATCGCGTCCCATAAGGCCAGGCATCTCGGTGTAATAACTTCTTCCACCAGAGTTTCCACCATTAGAACCTCCATTCATACTTCCACCATTACCGCCGGTGGGATAGTACATATAACCGCCTGTCCGCTCCATATCTCTATAATCAGGATACATTTTATTATAATACGGTGTAGTATAATAATTAATATTCATTTCACCTTGGCTCTTGTTACCAGATTCTTCGCTCTTTTCCATTGACTCTGTAATAGTGCAATAGTAAATAGCTTCTGCCAGGTCTTTAATCATATCAACCGCTTCGCCAAGTTCATGCGCATCCACATTTTTAATATCTCCCAGTTGACCTTGAACACAACTCATCAACTGTTCTTTCATCATTTTTAAAGCCTCTGTTGCCATATCCTTTTCCTCCTTATGCTATTCTCTTTACATCTAATGAAGCTTCACGTCTCACTTGAATAGACGGAGTAGGTGTTGTAGAAGGATCATCTTCTGTTCCATCTACATATGCCCCAGACACAGTTACACAGCATCCACAAGGAACGGTTACAGAAACTGTAGTGCTTACATGCCAATATTCTTCTGCTGCGGCAGGCGTCACAATAGCAACACTCTCTGGGATAACTGCCCCATTAAGTGTAATTCCTAATGCTATTGGAGTAACCTCGCCACCTTCAGGAATCTGAATATTTCCTTGAAGAGTAACTTCATATCTTGCAAAACGATTAGAAGTGTTGCCATTTAAGTTAAGAACTCCTGAAACAAGAGGAACAACGTTCCCCTTGTTGCACGGAATAGAAACACTATTAAACGGAATGGTGCCATTTAAAGCAACCAATGCATCCGCAGTTGTTACATAACGAGCCATAAGCAACCTCCTTATCAGTTAAAAAATGCGTTACCGCCGCATCCGCATCCACAACCATTATTATTGCAAGTAAAGATTGGAGTTCTACCATAAACAGGAGTTGTAGGCACTGGGCATGTATTTAAACGATTGTAAAGTGCATCAACTTCATTTGAGAATCCCTGTGCGATAAATGCATTTTGAGCTGTCTGAGAAGCTGCTAAGTCTTTCATAGCAATTTCTTGGCGTAAGTTTGCAATAAGTTCATTCTTGGCATCAATCTTATCTTGGCAAAGCTGATCTTTAATAGACTGAATACCACCATTAATTGTATTAAGTAATGCCTGAGTATTAGCAATGCCCTGCGCGGTCACGTCTCTAAGAGCACCATCTACCGCAGCTCTGTCGGCACATGCTTCAGTCGCTACTGTATATTTTAAATCGGCGGTTGCCGCACGGTTTTCACAGCAACAATTCTGCTGATTCATAGCAATGGCGTTTAATTGATTAGATAATCCAGTTTGAAGGCCAAATAACTGATTCATGTTAGCAATTTGTCTAGCATTTTCACCAATTTCAGCCTGGGCAAAACCATTAGCCACGCCAGCAAAACCGCCGCAAAGAGCAGTATTAACATTAGCAAAACCATTTGCAATAGCTCCACTAATATCACCGATTCCACTCATAACTGCCTGTTGATCAAAGCCACGCTGGACATCGCTTGTTTGGTTAAAGAAGTAAGGTATTCCGCCTACATTCCCTCCACCAAAGCCGTTTCCGTTGCCCCAGTTTCCACCTGCAAGTAAAATAATAAACAGGAGAAGAACCCATGCGCCATCTCCGTTAAAACCAAAACCACCGTTATTACCATTTCCTGTAGCAGCTGCAATATCTGCTAAACTATAACCGTTGTTGTTATTGAACATCATTTATTCCTCTTACTTTCCAAAAGACGAGGTTAATAGGTTACTTTAATTGGTTTTTAAAATTTGCAAACTCCTTGTCGAAATCTAATCCCCTCTGGGTGGCAAGATTACGCGCTAACATCTCTAGTGCCGATGTATTTCCGCCCTGCGCTAAATTCATTGCGTTATTTAAGATAGGATTATTTTGGCTTTGCTGTTGTAGAATGTTCATTACAAGTTGTTGAGGATTTTGCCCGCCCTTTATCATTTGAATTAATTGCATTGGATTTACGTTCATAATTATTCTCCTTTATCAAAAATTCATTACCGCTGCTTTATTTTGATCTTGAAGATTATTTTGTGCTGGTGCTGGAACTGGTTCCTGCGAGCTATTAGATTGCATCGCCGCCATCAATGTTTGTACCACCCTATTAAACTCCTCTTTTGTTACATATTCATTTGAATTATAAGGATTTTCATCTTCAGTAAAAGCATAAGTCTTAAAGGTTGCTGTACCATCATTATTCACTTGTTTTGTATAAATCTTTCCATTCCCAACATCAGTAAAGACCCAAAGGGAACCATCTAAATCAATTTGATATGCTCTAGCTTCATCTTTTGATGAAACTGGACGACATTTTAAAAATTGATTAGATAACAAATTTTGAGAACCATTCATTCTCCCCATATAGTTATCATATGGAGTATTACTCAATAACATGTTATTGTTCCCATAAGGGAATTGGACTGGAGTTTGCTGAGCCATATAATTTATAGGCGCTTGCTGTTGCAAACCTCCAATGTTAGGATTACTGTAATTTGCCATTACATTTCCTCCTCGTGTACACAATAAAAAATAAAATTTTATAGGTTACAAAATATACGCATATTTATAGAGCCTAAAAGATTACTAAAATTAATTATCTTCATTATAATTAATTTGTAATTTTCTACTTTTATACCCTACATTTATATATTAAAAATCCCATAAATAATTTATCTAATTTTGCCCAAAAATTTTTAATAATAAAAAAAATGAGAAGCGAAAACTTCTCATTTTTTTCCTTAAAAACTTACTTTAATTAATTAGAATAGCTTATTCCCAGTTAATTTCATTATCAAACTTCTACCAATAGGCATCAAAAATACATATGGCATCAGCTTCATCATCATTAACTAAGAGATGATATTTATCCTAAACATATTGTATATCTTGCGGTTTTAGTGCCTAGCGTTTTACACCTCGTCCTTGTTTAATTTTTAGGGCAGCCCGCCATTCACTTGCACCAACAAATTCATATTCTATGTTTGAATCAATCTAATATGCGGTAATAACTATTACAGCTTGTAACCACATTAAAATTTTATTTGTATGCGAATTATATTCTGGACGAACTTCTTCCATAATAATTTTATCTATCTTATTATTTTTAATTAGTTTAGATAGCTAATCTCGCATTTTTATTATTCTTTTAATTACATCTCTTGAACTCGCGGTTATACATCCATGAGTTTCAAGAGACCCATCCTCACCAACGCACCAACCAGTCGAATGAGTAGAAGCATCAAGTGATAAAATTCTCATATACTTATCTCCTCCGATCTGATTATATTATAACAAAAATTTTTTTCATTGTCAAGTAAAATTTATAAAAATTTCTAAATCAGCTTTTATTCAGCTTCTTCACTAGATACTTGACCGTCAGTAACCTCAGTTTCCGCATTTTTTAATTTTTCTATAACTTGATTATATGTATCTTCTACCTATTGTGAAACAATCTTAAAAATATAATAAACATTGGCAACAGGTAATTCACTGTTACTAATTAAAGAATATAAATTATTTTTAAATTCTTCACTTTTTAAATTAATATTCATTTTTATTAAAATCTCCTTTTATTTAAAAAGATTCTTCTGGATGACTAGTGCAATTCCAATGTGTTATATAAATGCCACTTCTTGGATTTCTTAATATATCTTGCCAATATCCATCTCCCCAAGCTCCTTTATAATCTGGTCCAACCCCTCCATGGCATTCTAAAAACATACCATTTCCTGCATACATGGCAGTATGACCATTTGCTCTCTAGCCTGAAGTTCCTGGTTTATTATATACTAAAACATCTCCTTTTTTTAAACTTCCTAATCCAGAAAAAGCTAAATGCTTATAACCATAACCAGTATAAACAGATACCATTGATGGCGTAGCTGGGCATGAATAAATTCCATTTATAACTCCTTGAAAACTAGAACAATCATAAAAAGCAGCATTCATATCATATCCACGTTTATCCATACTATATCCTGGATGTCTTGCAACAATTTGCATTCCTCGTTTAATTACCTAATCTACTGTAAAAGGCGGTTGTGCCATTATTTTTCATCTCCTTTTTAATTAACTGTAGATGATGCTTCCGTGCCTGGAGTAACCCCTATTATTAAACCATGTGAAATAGTAATTTTAGAGCCATCTGAAAATGTTATAGTACCTGAATGAGAAAAATTCAAAGTTGTATAATCACTTTCATTTTCTCCTGCTATTTGAAAAGTACCTCTAAATTTTCCTTTAAAAACATCTGCAAAAATTTCTGAACCACTTTCTGAACCCCCACTTTTAGCTAAGATAGAAATATTACCTCCTGTTATATTTCCTCCATCTATTGTAAAATTTCCTATTTTAGCACCATTAGTAATGTTAGTATTGCCTCTTAAAGTAACTCCGCTATTAGTCCACTACAATGGTGCCTTTCCGCCATTTCCCCCGGAAGCTGCTCCTAAATAACCACCACTAGGGCCAATTTGCCCTCCCCCCGAAGCAATTAACCCATCTACTCGAATTGTGCCATTGTTAGTTATAGGTAATATTCCCGTCAATCCAGATGTTTTTCCTGTTGCTGCAATTTTCCAATCTCCTCCATCAATAGTCCCTTTACTACTTATTATCATATTTCCAGCAGATAATGAATCTGAACTAATACGCCACCCAGCAATATTTCCAGAATTTCTCGCTGTAAGACTATCAAAAGTTGCTACTCCTTTTTTGGTAATACTCCATTTATATTCTCCACTACTATTATTATCATGTCCGCCACGGATACTTCCATCATCATCTAAAATAAGATTATCATTCTCTCCGCCTCTTATACTGACATGACCAATTTTCCATCCACCAATTATTCCATTATAACAAATTAGCTCTCCCTTTTCACTAACTGAAAAACTTTTTCCAATAGAAAGACCATCTGTCCCAATGTAAACTTTTGCTTTTTGAGTATCTTTACTTGTTGCGGCTTCCCACTAAAGATCTTCACTATCTTCTGCATATGCAATATAAGATGATTTTGTATTACCATTTATAATCCAATGTTTTCGTTCACCAACTACCGCACCGGCGCCTAAATACATTATACCTTCATTAGTAATCTTAACCCTATTACCGATAGATAATCCATTTGAAGACAAATAAAAACCAATACTACTTTTAGTTAACTCATCATGAGTATGAGAATAAATTTTTCCAGGCCCTTGAACTGTATCATTTTCTTCATTTAATATTCCAGAATCTAAAGTAATTCTACCATTAGATTTTGAAATATCACTATGTAAAACTCTATGTTTAGATGTATTACCTTTACTGTCAGTAATCTCTTCAGTTTCAATCTTCCAACCGCCAATGCTGCCCCCATTTGCCGCATGAATAAAACCATTTTTTGTTACATAAAAATTACCATTTCCAAAGAAAATTTCTGGTCTAGATAAATCAATTAATAACCCTTCTCCTTTTCCATTCCCAGAAGGTATGTATCTTTCTGTTCTATAAGTATATCCATCAGGCAATCCATCTTCTGTATAATTTTTCCAAAAATTTCCACTATATATTAAGGCACCACTTTTATTTGGATCAATAACAATTTGACCCGCATTAGATTTACCAAATAATGCTGAACCATTTTGACTATTTAAGAAAAATGTTCTATCACCATTAGCATATCCCAATAAACCTATATCTGAAGTTGACTTGTTAGCATTTCTAACCTATCCCATAAGAACACCAGTAAATTGATTGCTGCTATTTTTACTTCCTGCCCCCATTTGTGGCGAAAGGATAAAACCGCCCTAATTATCAACTTGGATACTATTTCCGTCCCATTCGTTAATATGAGCTAATCCATATTTATTTAATAAAAAATGAATAGGAATATTAATTCTACCAAGAACTACTCCATCTTTTGATCTATACTCATAGCAAACTGCAACATTAACACAAGCTCCATCATATCGAGATGCAGGACGAATTCTCCATTGATTATTCGCAAGACCATCTCTATATGCTCTATTTTCTAAGACTTCTAATAAAAAAACTTTACTTGCTTTTCCATCTTTTGTTGATAAAACATTTCCTCTTATATGAGGATTATCATGTAATATTTTATGACTTCCCTATATTATTGAAATATCTTCCCAAATTCCATTAATTTTTTCTAAACAAATAAATTCAAAAGGATGGGAATTATCATATTGTGGAGTCATACCATCAGACGTATAAACTACATATCTAAAACCTGTATAATCTTTTAAACCTACCCTATATTTAGTATCTCTTGTCCAAGCAGTTGTAATAGGAATAGTTCCATAATATAACTTATCTTGCCAAGTAACACTACATTTAATAATATTGGCTAATGGAGTTTCAAAACCAGATGCTGATTGTAAATGATCTCCAGTATATTGAATACTACCTTTACTTGCATCCGTAACTACAAAAGCTGAAGCATCATAAGTTGATGAATTATATTTATTTCTTAAAACTTCCCAATGAACAAGAGAAGGTTTTGTAGTGCCATCTTTTGCGGCGTCTGCGCTTGAAAACCCTTCCCAAACTAGTTCTCCATTGTGCCATAATTGAGCTTTAAATAATTGATAACCAGTGCTTATGCCAATTGAAGTTTCACTTGCCGCGTTGTTTAATCCATAATTAAGAATATAACTGCTTCCTGCTTTTGTTATCATTGGCCAAAGAGGTGGGTTATTCATTGTAGTATTTGGAACTAATTTAATTAAATACTAAGTCCCATTTGTACCAGGTTCGCCTTGTTTAGCAAAAGTAAAATCAGTCTCCGCGGTTAAATTCATTCCTTTATAATTAACTGTTAACCTAATCTGATTTCTTTGCTTTTTAATATCATATTTTTGTGCAATATTATAAACTAAATTAATTTTATTATCATAATATTTATACGTTTGAGTTGAATCAGTTCCAGAACTTGGTTCATTTTCTTTTTGATCTACTAACATAGTTTCTTTAATTGGAAACTACCAATGAATTTTACAATTATTTGTATTTGCAATAATATTAGAATCAATAGCTTGTCCTAAATTATTATAAATTGTAAAACTTAATGCTTGAATTTCTTGTTGCACATCCAAACTTTTACTATTTGGTGCAATTCCATTTTCATTATATTGAAAAACAGCAGAACCATTATTGATAACAAGAGAATAAAGATCTTCTCCTTCTAATGTGTTAGTTAATGTAATTGACGCAGTTCCTAAATAAGTATTTTTATCATTATAGACAGAACATTTAAAAGTTCCAAATGATGTGATATTATTTATTTGAACATCATATATTTTATTACCTTGCACCCTTTGAATAAAATTAAATGCCTTAACTGCGGCTTCAGCATTATTTAAATTAAAAATTTCAGCATTTGCAAACTTAGTGCCATTAGCTATAGCTGTCTTTAAATCATTTAATGTTTTTACTGCCGTTGCATATTGAGTATTTGCATTTGTTGTAACTGGTAATTCATTAAAAACACCAGCATTACTTTCATAAGCCCAATAATATTTATAATTTGAAGGCTGCCCACCATTTACCTTACAAGTTAAAGTTGGATGTCCAATATCATAATAAAATTTTGTACCACCACTTGATTCTATTGTTAAAACTGGAATACTTGCTCCTAAATTTTGAATATTAATTTCTTTAGTAACAACACTTCCATCATAAACAATAGCAACTTTCAATTTATTATCGCGCGCAGTAGCTTCATTGAATTTTAAAATATATGTATCTTTATCTGGGACCCATTCAATAACTGGATCAGAAGTTGCGGTACCTGCTTGTATAATATTTTTATTATTTAAACATTTCCATCCACGCCCTAAATATTTATTATAATATTCACTACTTGGTGTAATGCCTACATTTTCAGCTCCCCAATAGAAAGGAATCCTCTGTGCGGCGGATGCTAATTTGCCTTTAATTCTAACTTGAGCGGTAATTGTCTTATAATCACTTGATTTTGAAGAACTGTTAAAAAATGTTCCCTGTGGAGTATAAAAAGAAATAGCAACTCCATTTATTTCATTTTCAGCCATTTGAATTGCGCCATTTAATTCTAAAGCAGTAATTTCAATATCACCAGATGTTAATTTTCTTCCAGTAATTGTACCAGTCGCATTTGGAAAATCCTTACAAAAAATTTCAATTGACTAAAGTCTTATAAAATTTGGCCCATCAATATCAAAAATCTGATACTGTCTTGTTCCGTATATTAATCTATACGGATTATCAACCATATTATCTTCATCAACAGTATAAGAACGAATTACTTGTTTATTAGATGTATTATCTAAAAATCTTAAATTATAAGTAATTCCATAATGTCCTCTGTATTGTCTCTCTGGAGGAATTGTTGTCTTAAAAATCGCCCCTACAATAAGAGAAGAAGACTATTTAATATATTTATTTAAAGCAACTGTATCTAATTTAATTTCACTTGATACGCTATTATTCCATATATATAAAGTATATTTATAATCTTTATTAGTAGTATTTAAATAAAATTTATTATTAGATGTAATATTATTATTACCAATAATATTATATGCCTAATCACCTTCAGCTTGTGAAATATAATTAATGCCTAATTTTTTAGTAGTTCCAAGAATTGTTTTTTCTTTACTCATATCGCTTCCTGGGACAAGAATATAAACATAAGCGCCATTGTTAAACGTCACATCTGAGCTACTTGCATAAGCATATATAATTGAATCTTGATAACGACATCTATATTTTCCTATAGTTGCGTCTTCACATGAAACTATTTGAGCTTGGATAGTTTTATCATAACCAGCTTTTTCTACTGAATTTGTAGCTAATAATTCAATAGCGTCTAAAACTTTTTCACTTACGCTCATTATTTTGTATCCTCCTTATATCTCCCTTTTATTAATTATCAAAATTAATATAATAAAATTATTTAATTTTGTCCAATTAATAAAAATGTGATATAATATAAATAAAAAATCTCCTATTTATATTATATCACAAAATTTTTATAATTGCAAGAAAAAATTATAAATTATAAGTCTCAACAACACCATAAAAATTAAATCTTGTAATATAGAAAAACTCCTATTCAGTAATTACTTTATCTCGCACTAATTGCACCATATCTTTTAACTAATATGTGCCATTTTTCCATTTATGCTCAATTAGAGTTCTTTCTTCCATATTATCCTCCTTAAATATGAAATTTTTTATCTTCGCATTGCTCTTTGTGCTGCTAAATTAACTAAATCATTAAATGCCTATTCAATTTCTCGTTTACTATCTACATTTGGAAAACTTGCTTCAATATGAACATTTTGTTCCATTTGATCTGATGAAATATTACTAAAAGCATTTTGACCAGATGATATATTAAAACGATTGAATAAATCAGTTTGAATTAAGCCTGAAATTGATCTTAAAATTTTTACACTATCTAATATATTTTTAGTATCCTCTTGATTTAATACCAATTCTTTTTCATGTAAGATAGCTATTTTTCCATCATTATCATGCCATGTCCCTGTATAACCACCAGTATCATACATTGCCATTAGATTAGGTCGTGCAGATCCTCCACTTGATGGTTGCTTTTTAACCACTGTAGTTGTAGTAGTTGTTGTTGTAGTCTATGTAGCTCCGCTTCTACTGCTGCCTCCAGAACCACTACCTCCACCGCCAGAACTGTCACTTCCGCCAGAAGATGGAGTTGTTTTTGTTGTTGTCCCTGAAGACGTAGTAGTGCCTCCGGAGCCTGATCCAGACGTACTTCCACCGCCAGAACCACCAGAAGAACTGCCACTATAAAGCGCCCATAAATCTCTTTGAGCCTGAATAAAAGAATGAATTGCTGTAACCGCTTGAGTAGCTGCATTATAGACATTTTTATATTCTGCAGCAAGGAGTTGTGCTTCACTTCTTAATAATTCAATTGATCTCATTTCTTCTTCCATTTTATCAATTAAATCATCATTATCTTCAATAGTTTCTTCAATAGAACTAGCAACCTCATCCACTCCGCTTTTAACTTCATCTAAATCTACTCCAGCAGTATCTGCCATTTGATCTAATTCACCCTAAAAGTCTGTTACAGCTTCTCCAACACTAATAAAAGCATCTTCACAAGCAGGAATGAATCCACCTTCTTCTGTAACCTTATCTGCCATTTGTTGAATACCGCTTTCCCAAGCAGGAACTAAATCACCCATGAGAATATTTTGTTCATCAACAGACATTTGATTATAATTTGCAACATCTGTATTATACAGAGCTGCTAAATCAGCAAAAGCAGATTCCATTAAATTGCCTCTAACAACTAAATTTTCTGCTGTTTTATCATTAATATATTCTCCATATTGCTCTCTTAATAAAGCAAGTTTTTCAATTCTTTCTTGCTATGTAAGAGAAGTATCTTTCAAAATATCCTTATATTCAGATTGAAAATCTCTCCAAGCGGCAAGCATATCATCTAAATTAGATTGATATCTATCCTTGTCAAAATTATAAAGATCATTTTGTGCTTGAGCTAAATCTGCTTGAGCATCATTTACTGCCCCATTATCTGCAACATATTCATATGAATAATTACCTTGAGAATCTCTTTTTAATCGCATTGAAGTCTTCGCGGATTGAGCATCTTGTAAAGCAATACGCGCTTGTTCAACTTGCAATAACTTTTCAGCACGATCAACATCATATTGAGTAACTTTTTCTTTATTCTTTAAAATAGCCAATTGTTCATCCATAAGTTTCTTTAATGCTTGTTGATTTTTAATGCTCTTAGTTTCATCCAATGCCTTTTGGTATTTTCTTTCTGTCTCTTGAATAGCAAAGGCAGTATTTATGGTATCAAGATATTCATTTGCATTTTTATTCATTAACTACCATTCCATACTTAAATAATCAGTGCCTTTGCCATTAGAAATTTTCTTATCTAATTCATCAAAAATCTTATCAATAGCATTCATATACTTATCTTGAATATTTTTAGCAGCTTCTTCAACAGTTTCATTTAAATTTTTAATAGTATTTTTATAATTTTCTTCAAATTGTTTCGCAGCTTGCGCATCTCCACGAGCAACTGCCGCATCCCACTGCTCTTTCCAAAACTCTCTTTGTTTTCTTAATGAATCAAGTTGTCTTAAATTATTTCTTTCTAAGGTTTCATAATATTTATTCATGGCATCGTAATTCCTATCACCATATAATAATGATAATAAATCAATATCATGCTCAATTAATTCACCAACATATTCATAATCTTCAATCTGTTTATCAAATTGTTTTTCAACATCATCAATAGTTTCAAAATATGCTTGATCAATATTGTCAATCAATTGTTGAATATCTTCCATCTATTTCATTAATTCTTCTAAATCAGATTGAAGATCTTCCATGGCTTGCGCTTTATTATCTCCATATATAGCAGATTGACCAATTTTATCAATATTTTCAATTTCATTACGAGTGCTAATTAATTTATCTGTTAATGTTTCTATACTTCCTCTACTACCATTAACATTAAAATAAGATTCAATATCTCTATTATTTTGAGTAACATCACTAAATATTTTCTAAAAATCAGTATCTTTTACAAGATCAGTATGCTCAAGAACCTCTCGACGAAATCTATTCCAATCTCGCTCAGCTTCACCCATCTCAAGACGGATTTCAACTTCCATTCTAAATTTCTTAATTCTAATTTCAATCTACTACTGAGTAATTTCTTCCATTTCATCAACTAAATCTTCCATATCTTCACGAAGATCATCATAGTCTTTTATTTTCTTCTCAAGTTTTTTATAATCATCATCTGCGGTTTTTAATTGTTTATTAATAGCTTCCGCTTCATCTGCAATAGCCTTTTTAACTTCTTTATCTGTTGATTCATTATATAACTTAATTAAATCATTATATTCTTTAGTTTTCAAATTAATTTCTGTTTGTTTCTGTCCAAGAATAGACATATAATTTGAAATATTACCATATTTATCAAAAGTAACACCGAGATTTTTTAATGTCTATTGTTGACGTTCTAAATCCCATTCTTGTAAATCTTGTTTTTCTTCTAATTTTGAATTTTGCTAATCTAATATATCCGATTGTTTATTTAAATTATCAATAAGCTATTTACCATATAATCTATCTTGTTTCTTTTGCGTTCTATCTAATCGTCTATTAATTTGCTATAATTCAATATTAATATCATGGTAAATATCTCTTTCATCTTCTAAAGCCTTTTTTATATCCTTTTGTGAAGTATCGGGTTGAGTTCCTTTTCCTGAACCTCCGCCACTGCCTTTTCCGCCCTTACCTCCACCGCCGCCTTTTCCGGAAGAAGAGGGAGTCCGACGAGCTGTTCCTGCAGAACCGCCGCCATTTTTTGCTTGACTAAATTTAAAATTACCACCAGAAGACTTATGCGCGGAAGTTACTTTTAAACTAAAAGCAGAATTTTCTTTAGTATCTGTTACTGTTTCAGTTGTAGGTGTATATTCACTACTATATGTGGTAAAAGTTATCGGTTGAGAGGTTACTGTTGTACCAAGTCCAATACCTGAAACAATAGGAACTTCACCCGTGGCAGTAACAGGAACTAAATTAGATGTCCAACCAGTTTGTGTTTTAGTTTCAGTTCCTTGTGATTTTTGCTAAATGACTTCTGCATCTACGCCCATTGAAGCAAGATAATCTGTTGCTTGTTGTGCAGTCATATTTGCCGCATTAATCATATTTTCCAAACCGGCTATAAAATTAGCATCATCTAATGAAGCTCCAATTTCAATATCTTGGAAATTCATTTCGTCCATCATAGTCTGAATATCATTAATTGCAGCAACAAATTCATTATAATCTTCTTCTGAAAGATTTAAATGAGCAACTATATCTTGTTGTGCGGCTTCTAATAATTCATTATATGCATCTATGTCACCATCAATAGCAGCTTTCATTAAATCTAAATTTTCAGTATTTGTTAAGAAATCTTCTGATAATGAAGAGCCATCTAAATCAAGTAAATCTGCATATGCATCTCGTAAATCATCAATAACTTCAGCCTGCTCTTGAATAGATCCACTATTTAGAGCATCCATCCAATCATCATAATTATCAACAACATCTTCAATAGCATTATCAAATCTTAAAATAGACTCTGCTATATCTTCTGATGCTCGTGCATCATTTGATAAACTATCCGCAAGTTCATCTGATTCATCAGCAATATCCTGAAGTGTTTCAGACAATGCCTACAATACAGTCGTATCTATATCGGCATCTGTTGGGAACATTGCATCATGAAGTTGATGAGCAACTTCTTCTGCTTTTTCTTTTAACTCTTCAACTGTTCCATCAAAATCCTTTGTTTTATCACCAGCCGCTTCAACTGCTTTTGCAATATCTTCAACCATTTCTTTTTCTAAAGCAGTGTCTTTGGCAAGACCTTGCCATTTTTCAATAAGTAAAGATAATGCATCATCAGAATCCGTAATTGCAGATAAATAATCTAATTGTTCATTAACTAAATTATAATCAATAGAAGTCGCTTTTCCTGATGGAGTGCCAAAATAAGTTCCTTGTTTATACGCAGATTGATTTAACGTATCATAATCAAAATTTTGTTTAGCTAAATCATTTATTCTAGTAATTTGATTATCAATAGAATCAAGAGCTTGATGAAAACCATCAAGTTTTAAATTATTCACAGTCGCATAAAATTCTTTAGCATCACCAGTCATTTTATAAGAACCATTAGCCATCATGCTAAAAAATTCTTGCACTTCTGGTTCAAGTCTTTCTAATTCTTTTGAAGAAATTGTTTTACCGCCAGATACTTGATCTTCAAGAGACTGGTAAACATTATATTTATCTGCGGCTACCGCCTGAAGATCTGGTTCAGTTATCTATTCAACATTGGAAAAATCCATAGAAGAAATTGATGAAAGCAATCCCTAAAAATCTTCCCAACTTTGGACGGTTGAAGGATATAATTCTATTAAATCTTTTAATGCATAGAATTGATTTTGATCTAATTCATCTAATCCTTTTTGTATTCCTTCTGTTAATCCACCAGCAATATTTTTACCTAACTAAGATAATAAAGAAGCTTTCTAATTAAATTGATTATAAATTGTTGAATAAAAAGTTTTTATATACTAATCAACTTGCTAAATTGCGTCCTATCTACTTAAATCTGGATTATTTTTAAGAAGTTCTCCTCTAGTTGAAGCTCTTAATGCCATATATTCATTTAATGATTGAACATCAGCAAAGCTTGCCTCAATGTTATTTTCAGCTTCTAAAATAGCATTATTTGCATTAGCCTGTTCAGCAGCCTAACTAACTCGTCTATATTCAGTAATAACTGGCTACATATAAGCAAGAAAAGATTGAATTTGTTGTCCATACTCAGAATTCCTAAACTGTTCTCCAGTTATTCCCATAGCGCTAAGTATAGAATCTTTCCCTTCATCAACTTTAAATGTTTCTTCAATTACGGCAGACAAATGATCATAAGCTTCTAATATATCTTCAATAGTAAGGTCTTTACCTGCTTCTACAACAGTATAATTTCTATCTACATCTCCAACAGTAGATTTTTTCACAATCTCCATAGGATTTGGAAGATCTCCTAATCCACCAACATTAAGAGTAGTTACTTTACTTACTATATCTTTTAATCCAATGAGTTGTTCTAATACATTATTTGTTGCTTCATCAAAAGGTTTATCTCCACCAGTAAATTGAAGAGTTCCCCGAGTCTAATTAAAAGAAACTCCACCAGAATTTTTATTTGTAGTCCCTTTAAATTGATTCATAACTGCATCCGTAGCCACAGCTAATTCTCTACTAGTGGATTCATCTAAAGCTCCAATATCTTCCTTTTTTAATTCTTGAATCGCAGTTTTTAAATTTTTATAATTACCAGTTAAAGTATCAACAGCCTAACCTTCTAATCCATATTGTTTAATTAAATCTTGAATAGCAGACTCTAACTCTCCTCTTGATATAGCATGCTATTCATTCTCTTTAGCTAATTCCTATAAAGATTTATATAAATCCTAATGAGATTTTATCTATTTTTGAATTTCATCCTATTCTTTAATTCTCTATTGAGCTTCTTCCAATTCTGCTTTTCTTGCTTTTTCAACTGCATCAGCATGTGCAACAAAAGCTAAAGTAAGTCCTGCAAGGGCAGTTGCGGCAATGGCAAAAGGATTTAAAGAAACTACAGTATTAAATAATTGAACTTTTACTGTAGCGCCATCTAATGCAATACCTAATGCACCTAATGATACAGCATGAGCATTATTTGCGGTTAATGCTGCTGCGGCTGCCGCAGAATTTTCATATTGAGCGAGTGCTAATACTTTTAATGCAGTTGCTGCTTTAGTTACTCCAGTCACTAATATTGGAAGTGATATTGCCAAATTTGTAATAGTTTGAAGAACTTTTTGTCCAGTTTTTAAATCTTCATTTTTCCAAATACTTCCAATATTTTGAACTTGTTGAATTGCAGAACCTACACTAGCAATTCCACCTGCAACCTTTGCATATTGTTCAATCATAAGAGCTCTTTCAGTCTTGCCAATATTGCCATAAAATTGAGCCCTTAAACTTTCAAGTTTTTGTTTTAAAATTTCAATTTGTTGTCCAACACTATCAGCACCTTGAGAAAATTCATTTTCTAAAGCAGTACGAGATTGCATTGCAGTCTAACTTGCATTAGAAGAAATTCCTCTTAATTGCCCTGCAATTAATTCTAATTTTGCAACTATTTGATCTGCTGGTAAATTATCATCTAATTGAGATAATTCAGTTTGTAATTTTATAACATCATCAGAATGACGTTCCAACTGTCCACTTTCTGCCAATTCACGAAGTTTTACTGCATATTCTTCTAATGCGCTTTTAGCTTTTATTAATTCATTAGAAATATCTTCACCGTTTAAAGATCTACTACCTAAATCTTTTAAAGCATTTCCATAATTTTTTAATGCTATTGTAGTTTCTTTAAAAGTATCTTCTTGCTTTTTAAACCTTGATAAAACTGCGTCTTGTGCATCCGCATCTTTCATAACATCTTCTAAGGTTTGCCATGCATCTCTTCCTTCATGAACTTCTTCAATCATTCCAGAAAGAAAATCTTTTTTGTTATTTAATTCTGATAACTAACTTCCAACTTGTGTAATATTATTTAATAACGATTGCATACCAGTAAATTGCTCTGGCGTCATTAAACGAGCTAATTCAAGTAATTGTTCTCTATCTTTTAATAAATCTTGACTAACTTGTTCAAGACCTGGAATACCTTGCCAATCTCTTGTAGCTTGTAATGCTTGATCAAATTGTCTTGCATTTTCTTTACCAATTTCTAAATTGGTAATTGTAGTATTTAAACCTTTTGCAATTTGTTCACTAAATACTGTTATACCAATAGCGCCTAGTGAACGCAATACAGCTACGCCGCCGCCTAAACTATCAACCAAATCCGCGGTGAATGTCGCAACCGTCGATAATCCATCAATTAATCCATTAATACTATCAGTATCAGCTAGACTATCATAAATATCTTCAACAGAAGCCTTTAACATTTGTAAATGTGCAGCTGTTGATTCCATATAAATATCTTGTTGCTCTTGTAATGTTCCTGCCGCATTTTGAGCTGTATTTAACGCTTTATTATATTCTTCAAAATTGTCAAATAAAGCAAGTAAATTATTATATTGACGTTGACCAGCCATTATCTGTGTTAAATTAATTTGTTGTTCACGAGTTAAATCTTGCCAACGTCCGCCAATCTCTTCCATAACTTCGCCCATATCACGAAGATTTCCTGCTGCATCAAGAACATTAAAACCTAATTCTGCCATTTTACCAGAATAATTACCAAGAGTAACACCATCTTCATCAATACCTGCTTTAATATCTGAAATTCGTGCATAGACCGTTCTTAAAGCTGTTCCGACACTCTCTGGGGCCTGTTTCGTTACAGAAATAATTGTTGATAATTGTGCAGCTAATTGATCTTCACCAACACCCATCGCGGCAGCTGCACTTGCGACCTTACTCATACCAGTACTTAATTCCTCAAGATCGGATGCCGTTGTTGCAGCAACCGCAGCTAATCTATCAACATATAATTCAGCTTCCTATGCGTTGACTTTATAGCCGTTCCAAACGGCAGTTAATTGCTCAGAAACATCTGCAGTTGACTGTCCAGTAACATTCGCTGTTTTTAATGTGATTGCAGCACGTTCCGCAATTTCTTTATCATTTAAACCTTGTTGAGCAAAAATTAAACTTGCATTTGTATAATCTGTAGTTGTTTTGCCCAATTCTTTTGCAGCATTATTAGCTTGCACTGCAAATTTTGCCATTTCATCAGCAGATTTTCCAGTAACAATTCGAATATTATTTAATGAAGTATCTAATGATTTTATATATCCCCAGGCCTGTTCAACAGAACGAGTTAACCCATTTACAGCACCAGAAGCCGCATTCCATTTAACTGTATTAGCAAGAGTTGTTGCCATTTTATCCAGTATATTATGTGTTTCTTTTAACTGAATGTTTGTACTTAATACAGATGATGATAAACTTCTAAAAGCAGCTTCGCCTGTAGTCCCCGCCGCCCTAAAAGCTTGATACACCTGTTCTATTGATGAGCCAGATTGTCTTAATGATTGATTAAAAGTTTCAATATTGACAGTATTTAACTTGGTATTAAATGCTTGTTTTAAAGCATCTTCCACCCTTCCTGCCTATTCTTTAATTTTATTAAGGGCAGAGGTGGCGGATGCCGCATCTGAATCATTAATCTTCATTATATCACTTATTTTCATTTTTTGAAGATCTTGTAATGAAGATTTTAATTGATTCAAATTATTTTGCTGAATATCAAATCCAACCTGATATCTAATTTGATTCGCCATATCCTTTTATCTCCTTAATAACTAATTATCCGTTATTATTTCCTCCCTCTGCTGAAGTAGTATTTTTATCGGCAAATTCTCCAATTACAACCCAAATATCTCCAGCCTTCTGCACAGTAGGTTCTGTCTTAGAGAAAATAATATGATTATTTGTTTCTTGTATTTCTTTATCCATTACTTCTTTAGAAATACCATTTCCATAAAATGAACTCATATTAATCCTCCTTTATTAATATACAAAATCAATTATAGTATCCGCATCAGCCCCATTTGGAAATACTAATGTCTTTACATCAACAATATTATCTAATTCATAAATTCCAGTTTTACCAACTTTTACAGGCACATTATTTACTTCAATAATTGTACCTTCAGCTGTTTGAACGCCTAACTTATATAAAATAGGTCTAGTTGTCTCTGGTGTAAAAGCTCCAATAGGAGCATTATCCGCAAGTAAATCAACTCCTGCGGTAAAAGGTCCAACGACCTGTCCAATTCTTCCATTTAACATAATATTTTATCCTCCGTTATATAAAATAATAAGAAACCTTTAATAGTTTCATTTAAAAATTTTTTTCTTCATATATAATATGAAAATTTGCTTTTTTTAATTATCTTATCTTGACCATAAGATTTTTTCTTGATTCTCCATCAAAATTTTGTTATAATATTTATAGAACATAGAAGAAAAAATATCTAAACTCTTTAAAATAATATAAAAAAAATGGAGAAATAATATGGCAACTTTTGCTTTTTCAGATTTACATGCTCAATATGATCTTTGGATACAGATTAAAGAATATATTAAATCAGAAGATATTGTTTATTGTCTTGGCGATTGTGTAGATCGAGGTAATGTTGGTCTTGAAATTTTAAATGAAATTATAGAAACTCCTAATATTATTCTTCTTCGCGGCAATCACGAAGATTTTATTGACAGTATTGGGTCTGAAGTTATGCGCTGTAAATCTAATAAAAATATTATTTGGGGAATTCCTAATATGCGTCTTTGGTATATGAACGGGGCAGAAAAAACTATTGAAGCTTTTAGTCAATTATCAAAAGAAGAACAATACCATCTTATCAATAAGATTCGAAAACTTCCTACTCATGTTGAATATACTAATATTAATGGAGATATAATTTATCTTTGTCATGCGGGCAGGCAGCCAAATACAAAAGAAATTGCGGATATGCAGCAAGGCGATATCCCTATGAATAACTATATTTGGGATCGTTATCATCTTAAACAATTACATTGGGATGGTAAAGATAATGAATATTGCGTTCATGGTCACACTCCTGTTGAATATTTTTATTATTACGGTAATCCAGAGTTTGATCTACCCGCATCCAGATTTGAAATATATAGATATTGTGATGGTCACAAGATTGATATTGATCTTGGTGCTTTTAATACACACCGCGCATGTCTATTAAATCTTGATACATTTGAATCAATCTATTTTAAAGATAGAACTATTTCTAAAAAAGAATGGGAGGTAGTAGATAATGGAGTCGAATAAATATTTAATTAGTAAAAATGATTTACTTGCTTTTTTACGCTATGAAATATTATATAAATGGAAAGAAGCTGCAAAATCAAATCCCGAAAATGAAGATTTTGGATTTTATTTATTGAAAGAAACTCCATATCAACCAGATTCAGATTTTATACAATCTTTATGTAAAACAAAAGAAGAACATGAAAACCCTATTAAAACTGGTATTTATAATGATATTTTACCTGCGGATGTTGCAAGATACCAAGCGGCAACTTTATATAAACCTTATAAGAAAAATTAAAACAAAATATAAATTAGTAATGTTTTATTTAATTTAAAAAGGAAAATAAAAATATGAATAATAATGTTGGAAGCAGTATTGGATTATTTGATGTTATTTTAGTAGTAAATATTATACTTAAACTTATTGGTATAATTAATTGGAGTTGGTGGGTTGTACTATGGCCTCTTTGGGTTAGTATTGTAATTATAATTATTTTTATTATTATTTTTACAATCATAAAGAAGAAAATGTGATAATAAATGATGAAGTAGATTATCGCTACTGTGTTGATAAATTAATTGATTTTTAATAATTTTTTTGATATAATATAATTGTTAAATAAAAAAGAAAGGTAAAAAAATATGGGAAGATATGATAATGAAAATTGGAATGAACAGCCCCAGATGAATCGTCAGCGAGATCTGGTTTTGTCCACAAATGAATTTTGTTTTTTGCAGTCTAAAACCAATGGTGCAATTAAAACTTATACTGGCCCCATTACTATGACAATTTCCGCACAGGAATCTCTTGTCGTATTTAATGCTAAAACTAAGAAATTTGAGGAAACTCAGGATTTTGAAAAGGCTAAGCAATTGTTTATTTCTGCACCTGAGGGTTGGTATGTAGTATTAAAGAATCCAGCTACAGATAATTCTCATCCTGAAGCGGCAAAGGCTATAAATAGTCCTACTCTTGAGATTGGACGTAAGATTAATATTGCAGGTCCTGTTTCGTTTTCTCTTTTCCCTGGTCAGATGACAAGGGTAATTAGAGGCCATAGACTTCGTTCTAACCAGTATCTTCTGGCACGAGTTTATGATGCGGAAGCCGCTCGAAAAGGAATTGGAACTGCGACTATTGTAGATACTGAAGGAAAGGAAATTACTGCAACTCCTGAGGAATATTTTGTTGGTCAGATGATCGTTATTAAAGGTACAGAAGTATCTTTTTATATTCCGCCAACAGGAATTGAAGTTATTCCTATTGAAAATAGTAATGAATATGTGCGCGATGCTGTTACTCTTGAGCGACTGGAGTATGCAATTTTGAAAGATGAAGATGGTGAAAAGAGGTATATTCACGGTCCTGCTGTGGTATTTCCAAAGCCCACTGAGACTTTCGTAGCAGCTCCTAAGGGCGGTTTGATTTTCCGTGCTCTTGAACTTTCTCCTATTAGTGGTATTTATGTAAAAGTAATTGCCGCATACGATGAGGAAAAGAATGGTGAAACTATTCATCATCCTATTGGAGAGGAATTGTTTATTACTGGTAATGACCAGATGATTTATTATCCTCGTCCTGAGCATGCTATGATCCAGTATGATGGAAAATATATGCATCACGCCATCGCTATTCCTGAAGGTGAAGGTAGATATATTCTTAATAGACTTACTGGTGAAATTACTACAATACGCGGTCCACAGATGTATTTACCTGATCCCCGCAAAGAAGTTGTTGTTAAGAGAAAGCTGACTAATAAAGAATGCAATCTTATGTATCCTGGCAACAGCGAAGTGTTAACTTATAACAGTGGGCTTACTGAACAGGCTGTTGAGAGAATGGCAAAGAAAGGTCTTACTGATTCTGCGGTCACAGATGTACTTAATAGTGTATATTCTACTGCCAATCAGGAATCCGCACTTGCTATTTTTGAAGCAAATGCTAATATCTCTCGCGGAGTAAGTTATACTAAGCCGAGAACAATTACTCTTGATACTAAATATGAGGGTGTCGTTTCAGTAGATGTTTGGACTGGATATGCAATTAATGTTGTGTCTAAATCTGGAGACAGAGAGGTTGTAATTGGACCTGCTACTCGTTTGTTTGATTATGATGAAACGATAGAAGCAATCACTGTTCCTTGCGGAGATAAAGAAGAAGTTACAGCTTTCCTTAAAACTGAAAACAATAAAGTCTCTGATGTTATTAATGCTCAAACTGCAGATTCTGTTGATGTTCAGATTAAATTGAGTTACTATGTAGACTTCTTGAAAGATTATAAAGATTCTTGGTTTTCTGTAAACAATTATGCAAAATATCTGTGTGATAATATGCGTTCTCTTATCAAGAGAGAAATTAGAACATATAATATTAAGGATTTTTATGCAGATTCTACTGAAATTATTAGAAATATTGTCCTTGATATTAACACAGATGCAGAAACTGAAACTGTGGACAAACCTTTTGGCAGACTTTTCAGAACAAATGGTATGCTTGTAAATGATGTTGATATTATTGGTATCGGCATTGAAAAAGATATTGCCACAATTCTTGAAAAGCATCAGAATGAATTAATTCAGAAGAGTGTTGAACTTACTGATGCAGCGGCCCGTATGGAAGTTGTTACAGCCCTCGCTGATGTAAAGAAGAGAGAAGCTGAATTAAATAACGAAACAGCTCTATATGCTCTTGAACTTGAGCAGAAGAGAACTGAAGAGGAAATGCACAATGAAGAAATGATTCGTGCGAAGAAGCGTGAAGCTAAAGCTGCAGAAGTTCAGGCACAGAATGATCTTCAGGGTATTTTGACAGCAATTCAGAGTGCAGAAATGGCTCGTATTAAAGAAAAGCAGGATGCAGAAATTGCTCATACTAAAGAACTTGCTGAAATTGAAAAGGCTAAACAGGAAGCATATGCTGCCACTGTCAAAGAAATTATGAATTCTATCCAGCCTGATCTCATTGCAGCGATTAGTGCAAGTTCTCATGCGGAGTTACTAAAAGAAGGAATGGCTAGTATGGCTCCTTATGCACTTGCTAAAAATGAATCTGTTGCAGACACTGTTAACAAACTTTTAAGAGGAACTCCTCTTGAGGAAGTTCTTGATAAAATTTCTACTAAAGTAAATTTATAATATAAATAATTTTAAAGGAAGAGTTAAAAACTCTTCCTTTATTTTTTTAAAAAAATATGATATAATATAAATATGTAAAAAGAAAATAAATATGGAAAAAATAAAAGAGGTATAAATAAATGAGATTATGGCATACTGATTTAATTTCTGTTCTTCCACGAGAACAATTAATTGCTCAATGGCGAGAATTATCTGCAATAGCAGGAGCAATTCAAAAGAAAGGAACTCCTAATCATATTCTTGTAAATTTTGTTTTAGATTATGATTATGATAATTTCATTAGTTATGCTGCAGAAATGCGGGAAGAAATGACAAAACGTGGTTATCGCACAATGAACTCAGTCTGGGAGAAAATTACCAGTTTAAAAGCTAATTGGGTAAAATTGCCACATAATAAAATTTATAAAGAAAAAATGGATAATATTTATTTAGAAATTTGTTATTATAATCTTTATGAAAAATATCTTTGTGGTGGAATTAAAAAAAAAGATTGGGATAATATATATTGGAAAAAATGGCATGAATTGAGGAATAAAAATGAGTAAAATTTTAATGTGCGGTGATATTCATGGAAGTTGGAAACCCATTAGAGATTTATATGAAACTATGTTTAAAAAGCAACCTTTAACTGAAAATGATGTGCTAATTATTCTTGGCGATTTTGGTGCAAATTTTTTCTTTAATCATCGTGATACTGAATATAAAAAGAAACTTGGTAAATATAAAATTACATATTTCATTATTCGGGGGAATCATGAGGAACGGCCCAGTATTTGTATGAATAAAAATCCTAATGCTTGGCATATGGAAGAATTTTGGGGAAATCAGGTTTATGTAGAAAATGATTATCCCTATATTAAATATGCTCTTGACATGCCTGCAAAATATGAAATTCCAACAGCACAAGGTGATTCTATAAAAACCCTGATTCTTCCTGGTGCATATAGTGTAGATAAATATGTGCGGCTTGCAAATAATTGGAGCTGGTTCCCACAAGAGCAATGCAATGAAGAAGAAATGGCGGCGGGTGTTGCTTTAGCACAATCTGATAGCTATGATTTGGTATTGTCTCACACTTGTCCCATTATTTACGAACCCACTGATCTATTTTTATCTATTGTGGATCAGTCCACTGTTGATAAAACTACTGAACGATGGCTTGGTGGAATTGAGTATAATTTAGACTATAATCTTTGGGTATTTGGACATTTTCACGCAAACCGCATTTACCCACAAGTTAAAGGTAAAAATAAATTAATGTTATTTAATGATTGTTTTCTTGATGTATATAAATATTTTTGTGGACATTATAATTTATATAATTCTTTAATAAAAATCTATGAAAATACTAACCTTGATAATCTCGATTTGATTTATAAATAAAAATTTGATATAATAATAATATAAGAAAGGAGGTAAAGACATGAAACATTGTAAAAAAAGTCATAAATGCCCATATGGAAATGCTTTTGAGAAAAATGCATGTGCTTATGATGAAAATTTAAATGAATATGATGTATGTCCTTATCTCCTTGAAAATTGGAATTATATTATTGATGAATTAACAAAAGAAAGGAAGAGTGGTAATAATGCTGAATAAAAATAATGAAAGAGAACTAGCATATGTAGTTACTGTTGACGCGGTAACTCCTATTGAGGGATATGATCGAGTTGAACTTGCTCATGTTGGCGGTTGGACTATTGTTGTTGGAAAAGGTGAGTTTCATGCAGGCGATCCTGCTATCTATTTTGAAATTGACTCTAAGCTACCTGAGGTAGAGCCTTTTACTAATATGGAATTCCTTGCTAAAAAGGGATATAAGGTAAAGACTCAGAAGATGTGCAAGTCTATTTCTCAGGGACTTCTTATGTCCGCCGCAAATTTCGGATGGCATATTGTAGAAGGTGGAAATTATGCTATTGTTGATAATGAGAATTGTTATCACAGAGTTGATGAGGAATCTCGTTTTCTGACTAAACAGCTTGGTGTAACTTATTATGTTGCAGAAGATAATACTCGTAAGGCAAACTCTGTCGATAAGTACAAGAAAATGGCTCAGCGCAACGGTAAGTTGTTCTCTCATCAGCCCTTCAGATGGCTTATGAAGCGAGATTGGGGCAGAAAACTTCTTTTCGTGTTTTTTGGACGTAAGAAAGATAATAAGTCTGGTTGGCCTGCTTGGGTAGTAAAGACCGATGAAGAGCGCGTTCAGAATATGCCTTGGATTCTGAATGATAAGGAACCCTGGATTGCAACTGAAAAGATTGACGGAACTTCTACTACTTTCACTATGAAGCGCGGAAAGTGGCCTCATAAGGATGAGTTTTACGTTTGCTCTCGTAATGTAGTATTTGATAAGCCTGATAAGACTTGCTTCTACGACACTAACGTTTATACTGAAATGGCAGAAAAGTATGATATTTACAACAAAATGAAAGATCTTTTGTATAATTATTTTGCAGATTGTGAATGGATTACTATTCAGGGTGAGACTTATGGACCTGGTATCCAAAAGAGAGATTATCACGCTCCTGAACATGCTTTTATGGCTTTTAATTTTATTACTTCTAAGGATGGACGCTGGGGAACTGAAAAAATGGTTGATTTACTTCAAAAACATATGGGAATCCCTTGCGTTCCCGTCCTTGATACTAATTTTATCCTACCTGATACTGTCGAAGAACTACTTGTTTACGCAACTGCAGAATCTGTTTGTGACAACGATCTTCGTGAAGGAATTGTATTCCGTTCTAAAGATGGTTCTAAATCCTTTAAAACGGTATCCAATGAATTTCTTTTGAAATATCATCAGTAATAAAAATTTTACAAGGTGGTAATTTTATTGCCATCTTGTTTTTTCTTTTATTTTTTGTTATAATATATATATAAAGAAATGAACAAAAAGAAAGGATGTGTATTATTATGAGAAGATGTAATGGTTTTGCAATTTCAAAAATGTATTGTTGTAATTGCGGAAAAGAAAGTTTGCCAATAGCAAGAAAAGCAGGGCATTATCGTGGAGCTGGTCATTTAAAAAAATTATACTGTATTCATTGCGAAAAAGTTTGGAATCATGCAGAAATTCGTCCGATGTATAGCGACTATAATTATGAAGATTTTCAACTTGAAATGAAATATAAAAATTTTGATGAAAATGGCAATAGAAAAGAACCTTATAGAATTTTTAGAGGTAATTTAAAACAGAAAGGAATTATTTAGTATGGCAGATTTATATTTAATGTGTGGTATTCCTGGCGCGGGTAAGTCTACTTTTCTTAAAAATAGAGTGAAGAAAGATACTTCTGTAGTAATTTCTCGTGATGTTATTAGATTTTCTATTGTAAAACCTGAAGAAGATTATTTTTCTCATGAAGATGAGGTACTTGCGATTTTTTGGAAACAGATTAATGAAGCTCTTGCGGCTGGCAAAAACGTTTTTATTGACCAGACTTCTTTAACTCCAAAAGCAAGAAAATGGCTACTTCAGCATGTTAAAGGTTATGACCATGTAAATCTCATCTGGATTGATGAAGATATTCAGACATGTCTTGAAAGAAATGAAATGCGGCGCGGAACCCGTGCTTATGTGCCAAGAAACGTCATCTACCGCATGAACGAACAGTTTATTGAACCTTCTCTTGAAGAGGGGTTTTACAGAATTTATTGTTATAACAGCAAAGAAGATAAATTAACTTATAAAGGAGAACCATTTTAATGATTTATTTTTCATCAGATCTTCATCTAAACCATAATAAACCTTTTATTTATGAACCGCGCGGTTTTAAAAATATTTATGAAATGAATGATACTATTATTAAAAATTTTAATTCAATAATCACAGAAAAAGACGATCTTTATCTTCTTGGTGATAATTTTCTTGGAGAGCTTGAATCAGGGATTAGTCTTTTTAATCAACTTCCTGGTAAAATTCACCTAATTTGGGGAAATCATTGTACAGATAATAGAAAAATAGCTATGTCACAATGCCATAATGAAGTAGAAGTTATTGGTTTTGCAGGAATGCTCCATTATCATAAATATCATTTTTATCTTAGTCATTTCCCCACTCTTACAACTAATTTTGATGATTATCAAAAACCATTAAAACAAAGAATTCTTTGTCTTGCTGGTCACACACATTCTAAAGAAAAATTTGAAAGTTGTGGTTCATATAATGTTGCCGTGGATGCACACAATTGTTATCCTGTTAGTATTGATAAAATTATTCAAGACTTTAATGAAGATATGAAAATTAACAAACAAGGACAAAATTAATTAATTATATTATTTTATTTTTTATATTCTTTAGAGAGTATGGCTCTCTAAAGAATTTTTATTTTATTCTAATGGAGGTAGAAAAATGAATCTAAAAGTAAGATTTAAAAATCCAGTATTTATTGCTCAATTTATTCTTGCAATTTTAACTCCAATTCTTGCTTATGCAGGTTTAACAGTTCAAGACCTTACCTCTTGGCAAGCTCTTGGAGAAATTTTACTTGGAGCTATTCGTAATCCATATGTATTAGGTCTTATTGTAGTTTCAGTATGGAATGCTTTTAATGATCCAACAACCGCAGGAATTACTGATAGCGCACAAGCAATGACATATGAAAAACCAAAAACTAAAGAATAAATTTTATATTCTTATTATCAGGCAGAGTTTTATCTCTGCCTTATTTTTATTTTAATGGAGATAAAACATATGAAAACTAATTTTTCATCAGAACAAGAATTTATTAAAACAATTGCCCTATCTGCTCAAAAAGCTTGTAAAAGATATGGATATTTACCATCTGTATTAATTGCTCAAGCTTGTTTAGAAAATGGATATGGTATTCCCTCATATTGGGATAATCAAGAAATTAAATATCTTTTACAATATAATAATATGGTTGGCCAAAAGGCTGAATTATTAACGTCTTCTTGGTATGATAAATCAGTATGGCCTGGTAAAAGTTTTAATAAAAATACACCAGAAGTTTATTCTGGTCAACAAGTAACTATTAAAGATAGCTTCCGTATTTTTGATAATATAGAACAAAGTTTTTGTGATTTTATTTTATTTTTACTTTATGCCAGTAATTATGGTTATAATGGTAAGCCAAAATATGGAAAAGAAGTAGTTAATATTAAAGATCCAAAAAAATTAATTTAGGAAGTTAGTAAACGAGGATATGCAACTGGTCCAACATATCCATCTTCTGTTATGAAAATTATTAATAAACATAATTTAACGCAATATGATGATTTATCAAAAATTAAAGCTTCTAATTATGTTCCTAATGCTTTAAAATCAAATGAAACAATAAAAGGTAAATAGACAAATAATATTGTTAAAAAACCAATTTATGATATAACTTCAGCAAATCTTTCTCAAATTCCCGCCCAAAGAGGTAATAATCCTATTGAATGGATTGTTATTCATTATTTAGGAGTTCCAAATGCGGACAATCCATACTTATATGGAGGCGGATATGGAGGTCATTATAATATAAAAAGAAATGGGGATATTTATAAAGCGGCAGATCCAAAAACTGCTGTTGTTTGGCATTGCGGTGGAGGTCTTCAAGGCCCAAATGGTCATCAATATTATAAAATTTGTACTAATTATAATAGTATTGGGATTGAAACTGGAATATGCTATACTGATACTTCTGAAAAAAATCCCGATGCCAATAGTAACAAGTGGTATTATACAACAGAAACTCAATAGTCATTAATTTATTTAGTTGCTAAATTAATGAAAGATTATAATATTGATATTAATCATGTAATTCGTCATTATGATGTAACTGGAAAAATTTGTCCAAATCCTTATGTAAAAAATAATAAATTAAAAACCTCCTGGACTTGGGGCGAATTTAAAAATAAATTAATTTCATATTGTAAGAATGAAAATTATAATACAATTTTATTACAAGAGTCAACTCAAAATATCCAATCAAAAACCACTTAGTATCAATCTTATTTATCTATAGGATCAACAGGCAATGCAGTAAAAGAAATGCAAACTATATTAATTAAATTAGGATATTCTTGCGGTTCTTCTGGAGCAGATGGTAACTTTGGTAATAATACAAAAAAAGCATTAGAGAAATTTCAAAAAGAAAATAATTTAGTAATTGATGGTTTATATGGATCAAAATCAAAAGAAAAACTATAGGAACTTTATAAAAGAATAACTACAAAAAAAGAAAATAATACTTTATCAATTGATCCAAATATAAAAATTGATTATGCTAAATCTTATAATAAAGATATCGCAAAAACTTATAAAACAACAGCAAAATTAAGATTGCGGGCGGGGGCTGGAACATCAAAAACAATTATTACTATAATTCCAAAAGGAGATTAGGTAACATGTTATGGTTACCATACTGGTCATTGGTATTATGTAAAATATGGTAATTTAATTGGTTTTTGTTCTAATAGATATTTATAGTAAATACTATATTATTTTTATATAAGGAATTTAACAGCTAAAGCTGTTAAATTCCTTATTTTTTTTATCTATTTGAAAATTATAACTATTTATGATATAATATATTATAAAATAAAAAATAAGGAGATTTTTATATGTTACATATTTATATAGATGGCTCCACCCGCAATAACGGTCGAGGTAATTCAAAGGGCGGTTTTGGTATAGTAATTTTTGATGACAACCGCAATTTAATTGATGCCTATTGTGAACAATTTGATAATGTAACAAATAATCAAATGGAATTAAAAGCATTTTTAAAAACCTTTGAATTATTAAATACAAAATATAAAAATCAACAAGTAACTATTTATTCTGATTCGGCATATTGTATAAATATCCTCACTTCTTGGATTTATTCTTGGAGTAAAAACAACTGGAAAACAACTAAAGGTGAAATAATAAAAAATTTAGATATTATTCTTTCCCTATATAAATATTATACAATAGATTTTTTCATTAATCAAATCAATTTTACTAAAGTTGACGGTCATAAAGGAATTATAGGAAATGAGTTAGCTGATGCTCTTGCTCAAGCTAATGTGCCAAAATTTTCAAATATTGTATTACAAAATCATATAAATATCATTCCTTCCGAAAAAACTTGCTAAAATCAAAAATTTATGTTATAATATATTTATAATAAAAAAGAATAGATAAAAGTATTGAAACTTAAAAATCTTTGGACAAAGTCTTATAATACTTTTATTATATTTTTTATATATAGTAGAAAGTAATGGAGGTAAAATCAATGAATAATTTTACTATATATATGCACAAAAATAAAATTAATAATAAAGTATATATAGGACAGACTTCTCAAAACCCTTTAAAAAGATGGGATAATGGGAGAGGATATGTCACTAGTCCAAAATTTTATAAAGCCATTTAGAAATATGGTTGGGATAATTTTGAACATATAATTTTATATACAAATTTAACACTAGATGAGGCTAACTTAAAAGAACAAGAGCTAATATCTAAATATCATTCTACTGAAGATAATTTTGGTTATAATATTGCTTCAGGTGGGAAAAATTTTCATCATAGTGAAGAAACTAAACAAAAAATTGGTAAAGCTAATAGTAAATCTTTAAAAGGAAAACATTGGTCAAAAGAACAACATGAACTAATGTCAAAAATGTTTTCTGGTGTAGGAAATCCTTTTTATGGAAAGCATCATACAGAAAAAACTAAACAATTAATTTCTCAAAATCGTAAAGGAAAAGTTGCTGGTAAAAATCATCCTATGTATGGAAAACATCATAATGAAGATAGTTTACAAAAAATATCTCAACATAGACAAAGCAAAGGTGGAAAACAAGTTATTTGTTTAAACACTGGAGAAATTTTTCCAACTATGATGGATGCAGCAAGATGGTGTGGATTATCAAACTCTTCTTCAATAGGTCAAGTTTGTAATCATACTGGAAAACAAAAAACTGCTGGAAAACATCCTATAACACAAGAAAAATTACAATGGGAGTTTTATAATGAATAATAAAAAAGATAAACATTTATATGACGAAAACAGTATTGAATCACTTGACCCATTACAATTTACAAGACTTCGTCCTCAAGTATATGCAGGTGACTGCACATATTCAACTCAGTTGTTAGTTGAAATTATTTCTAATGCTGTTGATGAATATCGTCTTGGACATGGTAATAAAATTGACGTTACTATTAATAAAGATATTGTTTCTGTTCAAGATTATGGACAAGGTTTTATCCCTAATTCTTTTAGAGAAGATGGAAAAACTATTCTTGAAGCAGCTTTTAGTGTATTAAATACATCTGGTAAATATCGAGATGACGGAACATACGAAGGTACATCATTAGGATCTTTTGGAATTGGTTCTAAAATTACAACTTTTCTTTCTCATTGGTTAAATGTAGAAACATATAGAAATACAGAAGCAGAAAGAGTTTGTTTTGTTGAAGGAATTTTTAAAAATAGAAATACATACTATTCTACAAAAAATCAACCTATTAATGGAACTTTTGTACAGTGGCAACCATCAGAAGAATTTTTTACTCACACCGAAGTAGAAATTAATAAGATTAGAGATTTATTTAAAACTATTGTATGTCTTTGTCCTGGATTAACCATTAATTTAAATAATAATGGTAAAACAGAAATTTTCACTTCTACACATGGTATTAATGATCTTGTGGATGAAGCTGTAAAAGATACAGAACTTATTAATAATCGTTTTTCAATGAATTTCTCAGAAGGTAAGAATAAACTTGATATGGTTCTTACTTATGCTGGAAATTATTCTTCAACCATTGTTCCTTATGTTAATACTGGTTTAACAGAATCTGGACCTCATATTACTCAGATTAAGACTGTTATTACAAGAGAATTTAACAAATTCTTTAAAGAAAAGAAATGGTTAAAAGAAAAAGATACAAATTTAACTGGTGATGATATTCAAGAAGGAATGTATGTGGTATTTAATATTACTGCCCCTAATGTTGGATATGATGCACAGGTTAAAAGTAGAATTACAAAGATTGATATGACGCCTTTTACTTCTGCTTTAAGCACAAATCTTGAAGTATGGCTAAATAATAATGAAAAAGAAGTAAAATCCATTTTTGAAAAGGCAGCTGCTGCTCGTAAAGCACGAGATGCAGCAAAAAAAGCAAGAGACAAGGCAAGAGAGCAAAATAAAAAGAAACAAAAAGCTCTTAAATTTGATAGTAAACTTGCTGATTGTAATTCAAAAGATAGAAGTAAATGTGAAATTTATATTACTGAGGGAGACAGTGCATCTGGTAATTTAAAACTTGCTCGTGATAATGAAACACAGGCGGTTATGCCAGTTAGAGGTAAAATTTTAAACACTCAGAAGGCCACTTTTGCACAAATCCAAAAAAATGCAGAAATTATGACAATGTGTGATGCGTTCTTTGGACCTGGGGATTGGTCTATCGATCCTAAAACTCTTAAAGTAACATATCATCAGGTAAGATATGGGAAAATTATTATTATGTCTGATGCAGACGTCAGTAATACGGCGTATGAAAGACTTTTCGCTTAATCAAGCGGGTAAAAATTTTTGGACAACTTTATATTATGTGATATGTACATTTTTCATATAATATGAAGGAGAAAGAATTTTTGCTAACGGGGAATCCTAAACCAAATGGCATGGAAATCCCGTGGGAAACAAATATTAATTCATTCTCTTTCAATATCAACTAATGAAGGAGAATAAAAAATGATAGGAATTTATAAAATAGAAAATTTAAATGATGGTAAAATTTATATTGGTCAATCTAATAATATTGAAAGACGTTTTTATGAACATATGACAAAAGGAACTACATCTCGCATTCCTTTGGATGTAGCAATAGAAAAGGAAGGTGCAGAATCTTTTAGTTATTAGATTGTTGAGTTATGTCCAATAGAACAATTAAATTAGAGAGAAACTTTTTGGATTAAGTTTTTTGGATCTAATATATATGGATATAATAAAAATTAGGGCGGTATGTCAAATGTTATAGGAAGTAATAATCCTAAAGCAAAATTGACAGAAAAAGATGTGATTAGAATTAGACAAGCCTATGCTAATCATGAACGTCAAAAAGATGTATATAAAGAATTTGAAAATAAAATATCTTTTGGTTATTTTCAAAATCTTTGGCAAGGCAAATCTTGGTCACATATTATGCCAGAAGTTTTTACAAAAGAAAATAAATAGTATTATATTTATCAAAACTCGCAAGGCAGTAATGGAGCCTCAGCTCAATTTACAGACGAAGAAGTTATTCAACTTCGACATAGATATGTAAATGAAACTGCCAAAAAGATTTACGAAGATTATAAAGATCGAGTATCCTATCAAACATTTCAAGCAATGCTTTGGGGAAGAAGTTACTCAACACTTCCTATTTATAAAAAGAAAGAAAAGAAATGGATTAATATTTGAACCTGTATCGACTATTCCCTTTGCCTTATGGGCGGGGAAGTAGGGCTGTTATTGATACGCAGTTCGAAATGGTCTCCTCTCAATAGAGAGTAAAAGATAGTCAGTGCTCATGGAAACATGAGAATTACACGCGATGGAGCACATATTAAAAATCTTTTTTATACATTTATATGGAACTTTTGTCCAGATTTAATTAAAGATGGTTATGTATATGCGGGCGTGCCACCTCTTTATAAAATTACTCTTGCCGCAAATAAAGGATATAAATATCTTAAAAATGATGAAGCATTAGCTGAATATCAAAAAGAAAATAAAGGAAAGAAATATCAAGTTGGTCGTATGAAGGGTCTTGGTGAGATGGATGTTGAAGAAACAGAAGAAACTCTAACAGATCCTAATAATAGAATTATTAAACAAATTAATGTTGAAGATGTTGCGGCAGCTGATAAACTTTTTAATGATTTAATGGGTAATGCTGTCATCCCGCGTAAGCGTTATATTAAAGAACACAGTTCTGAGGCAACCTATAATGCAGAATAATCGTTTAATTCAAATGAATCAATGGGGTTCATATATCTACGTTGGAAAGTATAAAAAAGGTATTTATAAAAATTGGGGAGATTATGCAGAAGATTTAAGTCCTCAAAGCATAGAGTAGATTATGAAAAAACTTTATTATTTTGAAGAAAATTTAGAACAATTATAGGAGGATTTAAATAAAAATGCAGAATGATTTAACAAAAGAATTAGGTACAAACTTTATAGAATACGCTGTTGCGGTTAATACTGATCGAGCTATCCCCAATGCGAAAGATGGATTAAAACCAGTTGCAAAACGAATTTTATGGGGCGCAGAAGATAAGACTAAATGCATATCAAGTAAGCCGCATGTAAAAGCAGCAAAACTTGTTGGTGATATTATGGGTACATATCATCCACATGGCGATAGTTC